CAAGAACTGGTACTCATCAACAAGGAAGTATCAGACGCTGAGAAAGACTCGCTCATACAACTGGAAGCTGAGCTATGGGGCGCAATACAGGCCAAGCAGCCTCCAAGCGCGACTACGGTGGATGCAGCGAGGAAACTATTCCCCGTATCCACATCGGCTGGGGTTCTAGCTAATGCTCAACTAGAGCAAGCCTGCCAGCAATTGAAAGCCATTAAGACGCAGATCAAGCAATTCGAGGAAGCTGAAGAGAAGCTACAAGGTTTCATCCAAGGACAGATGAAAGAAGCAGGCTCACTCATTACCTTTGACGGCAAGGTGCTTGCAACCTGGCACAGTGCCAAAGGTTCTAAACGCTTCGATCCAAAGCTACTGCAAGCAGAGATGCCTGAAGTGTATGAGCGTTACGTTATTGAACAACCTGGCTCACGGAGGTTTTTAGTCAAATGAGCAATCTAGTCGATCCAACAAAACTTGATCAATCGATCATCGATTCCATCGTACTTAGAGGAGATTTGAGTGGACTCAAGGAAGAGCAACTCACTGGATACTACAACTACCGATGCCAGCAAGTCGGCCTCGATCCTTCAGCGAAGCCGTTCGATCTTCTTGTCTTGTCAGGAAAGAAGGTCTTGTATGCGAATGCTGGGGCCACACAGCAACTCAGCAATCTGCATGGATTGTCCACTGCGATCACTAACAGGGAGCGAGTTGAGAATGTGTATCTTGTATCTGTCAGATGCACTGGCAAAGATGGACGAAGCTCTGAAAATCAGGGAGCAGTTGACATCTCAGGTCTTTCTGGTGAAAAGCTAGCCAATGCCTTAATGAAGGCTACAACCAAAGCGATACGCAGGACTGTACTTGCTCATTGTGGATTGGGGATGCTTGATGAAACTGAACTGGACACCATCCCGACTAATCAATATCAGAAGGTTGATATGCCGCCTGTACAGGCTCTCCAGCCGCTTACTGAGGTCATTGAGGGTAAGTTTAAGGTATTAGTTCCTGAAGGCGATAAGAGCAAGGTTTACAGCTCTCATCAGGATGAAATGCAGTGGCAGGATAACTTCTTTGGTTTGATCGGCAAGATCGCTGACAGCAAGAAGATGACAACTGAGGAGAAGAACGCCAAATTGGCGTCACTCTTTCGGGTCAACCACGAAACCATCGATAACTTTGGCGGGGTTGCAGCCATTGCATTCAAGAAGCGCTGTCACGATCATGCGGTCGAGGGTTTTGTCGCAAAAAAGGTAGTGACTCTGGAGGCGGAGGAAGAGGTAGTGTTCGATTGACGCAGACGCAGGCAGTGCTTGAGCGTTTGCAACAAGGAACGCTCACGCAACTGCAAGCCTATGCAGAGATTGGTTCAACAAGACTTGCAGCCAGAGTCGAAGAACTAAGAAAGCAAGGTCACACCATCGTGACACACACCATTAACCGTAATGGCAAATCCTTTGCCGAATATCAACTAGTGAGGAAATAATGGCTTACGAACAGCAACAAGGTAGTGGCGTACTTTTCACCGTGAAAGAGAAGAAGTCTGACAAGGCGCCAGACTGGTCAGGAAGTTTCACATGCGATCAGGCTTACAAGCCAGGTGATGTGATCAAACTGTCAGCATGGACAAAACGCAGTGCTTATGGCGATCTGATCTCGATCAGGGTGAATAACTTCGTACCAGGTCAGCCTGCAAGGCAAGGCCGTGAGGTGAGCTATCAAGACGATGACAGTGTGCCGTTCTGATGTTATGCCCCAAGTGCGCCGAACGTGGTGAGCACAACGATACGATCATCCTAGAGACTCGCAGGTATGGCGGTAAGAAGCCTGCGAACTCTTGGGTGACACGCAGGCGGCGATGTGTCGCTTGCTTGCATCGATTCACCACCACAGAAGTCATTAAAGGCGCTAATGACAAGGTATGGGATGCTGCATTGCGGGAGGATATGGCATGACAAAACTGACAGAATCCCACATGAAGGTGCTTAAGTATCTTTCCAAGCGAAAGACTGAAGCCACATTTAAGGAGATTCAACTACAAACCAGACTTGGCATTCCGACAACCAAGTACGTTATTCGTGCACTGCTTCATGATGGATACATCAAGAAACGATCAGAGAGGCTCAATCGCATAACGGAACGGTTCTATACCTTTGCAAGTTGGGAGCCAGTACCGAAAGAACCTGTTAAGAACCCTGTCAAGTTCACTAAGACGCGTATTACGATAGAACCTAAGTTCTTCAACAATCCGTTTAGTGTAGGTGCTTCATGAGTGAGATGACAAGGGAAGAGATGCAGGCCAAGATGGAAACGCTTTATGCGTTAACAAGAGAGTTACGAGCCATGCTGGCAAGAACTGATCACAAACTCAAAGTCAGGGAAATGTTCATTCATGCCTTACTCGATCCTGATGCTTTTGGATATGCCGTAGAAAACAGCGTCAGGGAAGAAGCCTGGAAAATCCTACAAGGAGAGCGCGATTGAGCAAGCTAGGAAAGACGAGAGGCGCCAGTTACGAGCGAGAGGTCTGTAACGCGCTTACAGAGCGTTTAGGAACCAAGGTGACGCGTGTACTAGGGCAAGCAAGAGATGGCGGCTCAGACATCGATCTAGGCCCGTTTATGATCGAATGCAAGCGTCGTAGGAAGATAGCGCTCTATGAATGGATGGAGCAAGCCAAAGTCTCATCCAAGGGTGAGAAGGTGCCTGTAGTGATTTGCAGGGCTGATGGCAAGGAGAGTCTAGTGATCTTTAGGCTTGACGATGCGATCACACTGATGCAGAATGAACTTTGAACTCCGCTGAGTCTGCCAGTAGGTTAAGCGCTTGAGGTAAGCGAGCAGACAACCTCATCACGTTGTCTCCCCCTGTGAGTAAGTGGATTTTGCCCCGTCCTAGCGACGGGGTTTTCTTTTCGCAGTCTTTGCGGATTCTCGAAAATTCTTGGCGGTGGGGGAGCCTTTACTACCTGGCTTTCTCATCTTCTCGCCAGAGCCTGCCGCAATGCGAGCACGTTTAGCATGAATGTTTGCGTATAAACCTGGTTTCATCTAACACCTCCAGCGTCTTCGAGCGGCCTTACCTCTAGGGCCAGACCATGATCGTGAACGAGCACAGAAACTCTTCTTCCTGGCCTTTTCTCTTGGCGTTGAAGGGTTAGGTGCAGGCGCTTGCAGATTGGAGCCTGTAGCCCTGTTATAAGCCTTCCTACCAGCCTCTGTCATGCCACCACCTTCAGCCACTGACTGAAAGTGCCTACCCTTACCACGCGTTGTCTTTGCAATCGGGTTTGCCATGCTCACCTCATCATCAGTGATTCAGCTTCTCGACGCTTAGTCAGTCCTGGTAGCACCCTGCCTGCAGCCTTGTTCCACTTGCGACACTCCACTGCTGCACCTTCCCAGTCATTGGCATCGATACGTTTCTTGAAGGTCGAGATTCTGTAGTTGCCTAGCCCGCAGTTATACGCCCAACTGATGACTGCAGCAATACGTCTAGGGCTTGCAGAAAGAAGCCTCGGTGAGAGTTTTACCAGCCCGGATACGAAGTGCCTGACATGTTCCTGAAGGGCAGTCTCAGCCTGTTCTTTTGACCAGACAGTGTATTGCCTAATATCACGACCAGTAGAACCATAACCAATAGTCCAAGGGTCGCCACCAGTACCGGGGTCAGGATAAGCACAGCAATCGCCGTTAGGAAGCCTTCGAGCATAGCCTTCAAAGGGCTTGATGAGTACGTTGATGGCAAGCTCAATCGCTTCATTCACTTGTACTTCTCTATGCTGCGGCCAACAAACCAAAACGTGAGAATCATGGTGAAGAGTCCAAAGTCATCTTCATCCCAACACTTCACGATTACTTCATGCCACGGCGCATTGCTTTGAAACGCAAGTACAAGCGAAGCCGCCTTGACTGCCGCATACATGCCAAAGATAGCCCAAGTAATGCCTGGACGAACCAGCGCTGAGATGCCAGCCACAAACCAACCTGCTGCTTGAGCCGTTTGACTCTGTTCTTCAAAGGCCGCTTTGATGGTATCAAGTTGCTGAACACTGTAGTCCACATACTTTTCCTCCATCTTGAAAGTACCGCGCATCTTCTCAAGATCGGTCTGCAACTGAAACATGTT